TCAAGAGGCTTCATTCTTTTTCTCCTCCTTTCCTTCGGTTTGCTTGTCCCCTTCTTCGGATTTGATCTGGAACACCTGTACCACATTACGCAGGGACTGAGGGATCGGTACTCCCATTCGCCCAACGTTCTCAATAATAGACAGCAGCTCATTCGCAAGATAGAAGAAAATCACGGTATTCTGAAAATAATTCATCTCTCCCAGCACCCGGTCCACCAGATGCATCAGGGCGATGATGAGAAAAATGGTCATTTTTCGTGCAATACCAGTATAACCAATGCGGCTGCGCAGCTCACCGTTCATCCAGGCCGCGCCCCATCCTGTCAGCCAATCGATCACCACGAACCATAACAACAGATGCAGCGGCAGCGACCACCCGCCCCAGACGTACCCTGTCACGGCCCCCGTCCCCGCCACCAGCATCTTAAAAATCTGACCGATGTGCTCATACATAATTGCTCCTCCTTTATATGGTTTTGAGGGTGTGAAAAAGCCCTCGGTGAGCCGAGGGCTGGATTGAAGTTAGAATTGAAGTTATTCATAGCTGATCATAATAGAGATCACCTTTTAGCATGTGCACCACTTCGCATGCGGATCATGCTTCCGATCGCTGTTGCCCCCAGATTTTCTTGTAACTTTATCGATAGGGTTAAAATCCGGGGACAAAGGCGAACGCTCCGCTTCTCCAGCCTGATTCCGCCTTCTCCGTTGAAGCTTTTTAATGTAAGCTCATTCAAAGCAGCGTTTAGTAGGCCTCGCCAGTAATAACTTCGAATTCTTCTGGCGTGATTACACCGAATGAAACATACAGTCTCAATTGGGGCTTCTGCGCCCATTTTTTTTCAAAGTAGTACTTCAATCGTTCAAAATCGTTCTCAAACATCGTCTCCCGCTCCTTTCAATCAGCTATTTTCAAGTGACAGCAGCCGCAATTCAAGCCCCACGATTTGAGCGCCCTGCGCCTCATTCTGCTGACGCAGCTCCAATACCTCCAGTTCACGTGTCACCATCTCGCTGCCTAGGCGATCCACTTCATTGGCTTCCTGCGGTTGAGGTTTTGTTAGTTCCTTGATTTCTTCCGGGGTTAAGCCTTCAATCCATAGAGTCGGCTGAGGTGTGGACTCCAGAACCGGCATTTCGCCGCGTTCTTCCTTCGACAGTTCTTGCCACTCCGAAAGGACTCGTTGGTATGAGTCTTGAGCTGCGCTTATGGCAGACTGGTATGCACTCCAGGCTGCGAGATCAAAACACGGGCGGTACAAGCCGGGAGTTGTCGGGATGCCAACAATGTAACCCGAGAGACTGGAGTCAGAGTCGTTTGACGGCTCATCTTCTGGTTCTGTAGCGTCTACTGTTGTAGAAACGTCAGGTTCAATGTGGGAATAAAAAGGGACGACACCGGAAAAGGCATCGTCCACAAGTGTGTCCTCTAAATAGAGGCCATTTGTATTTACTTTAGGTATGGCTTTCATGTGGATCCTCCTTTATTGTTCGGCTAGAAACGTGATGTTGGCGAGTGAATACCATTTGGCCCCTGTACCTCCAACATCTGCCCTAACTTCACCTGTATTTAGTACGACAATCTCACCATAGGTTCCACCATTCGCGGCGGGGAACTTTAGATAGCTTTCGGGCCTAAACCCACTAGGGAGTTTAAAAATATCCGCGCCTGACGATGTAACCTGGACTAGCCCTCGAAATTGAATTTTACCAGTACTCAATTTCCTATAAGCAACTGTTCCAAACCTTGTAGTATCCACAGATGTGGCCCCATTTAACAGTGTTGGCGTAATCCACCCCGGTGCATCGTTATCCACCTTCTTATTCATCAACACGGATACAGCGGTCGCATTCTGCTGCACGGTGTCGGTCAGCTCTTGGAGCATCGCCTTTTCGTTGGCCGCGTACGATCCGGTGAATAGAGCGATTGGCGACTTGTCAAGCATTAGGTACGTGACGGAATAATTTGCGGATGGATCGAAAAGGCCGCTTCCTAATCTCGCTTGTACAAGCCCAAATACGTACTCATATCCTACGTCCACAGGGTGGGCAATCCACCCATTGTCAGGTAGATTGTTCTTATATACAGACTGTATTCTGCTTGGTCTTTTGGATAATGGGTAACTTGGAGAAGTTCTACCGTTAATCCAATACGTACCGTCTCCCGCGTCAACTGGCTTTACCCCCTCCCGTAGTACAATTCCCGTTCCAACTTCAATCTGATTATCGCCTTCAATAAACGTCAACATGCCTTCGGAAACGATAGGTTCGACCGTTGGCGTTGCCAGTTGGTATATTATTTGATACGGCGCCCATCCTTCCGCCGTTACAGTTGGCAAAGTCGTAGTATAGTTCGACGAGTTACCTTCTTTGTGCTGTTTCAAGTTAACCCATGCCTTGAGACCAGTACCATTGTACGTACTAGATGCATCGGCCCCGCCGTCGTACATCTTCCATCCCATAAAATAGGCCTTAATCTCGTCGACTGTCGGTGTGTAGTTGACGCCCCATCCGCTGTCGGTATTGGAGATAGTTATAACCGTTGCTGTGATGTCCAAGATTACCTGATCCGATGCTGAGTCTATATCTCCTGCTCTCAATTTTTCTAATTGACTACCGTTATGCTTTGTCGCAATTACCGAATCCTTAATGGCGGTTGGGAAATTCCAAGTAATCCCTACAACTTTGTAGCCTAGTCGATTAACGGTAATTGTGTAGGACTGAACTCCATCGAGCACTACCTTCTTCCACTTCGCCAGCTTAAAATACTGCCCCTCCTTCTCGAACACTTCGTCAGCATGTTCACCTGTCACCGGATCGGCATATAGGTCCATTTGCAACGCGAGAATCGAGTCCTCACGTGGTTTATGAATTTCAAGCGCATTTCCGACATTAAGCGTGATATCTTCGATAACATAGTCACCAACAGCGGCATCTAGTGGTGCTACAATTCGAACTTCCATAGTTTTGATGTTTGCCGGAGTAGCAAATGTATCTTTACCAGTTGTATTGACGGTCCCCGGTGTGTCTAATACATACAACCCAGTCTCATCATAGCCCAGTACATCAACGTATACTCCATCATATTTTTCAACGCCATTTCGAGTGATTTTCGCCTGGAGAGTATAGATAGTATTCGGTATTGCCGAAATGAGTTTAGATCGGTATTCCACCACCGTTGACCCTGTTGCTTTTACTATTGCTGAATATTCAGATAGCACTTTCGTCGAACTTTCTCGTATGCCTTCAAATAAAGTAGGGGCCAAATTCTCCCCATACCGGATTACATACGGGTTTCGTACAGGCTGAACACTATCGACGTATGGGTACTTGGCGGCGATTTGTTCTGGTGTCATACTGTCAAGTGCAGTGTATTCAGTGGCAGATATCTCGTATATTCGAATGGAATCAAAGTTTCCCGACTGCCCATCCTGAATATATATTTCATTGCCTAATGAATCTTTTAGCTGCAATCTAGCAACAACTTTTATTACGGCTGTTGGCTTAAATTTTAGAACGACAGGTTTGAAGCTTGCTGTATCCTCCACTGTATTTGATGCTGCATAAATATTGTTAGGTTCATTGTTTGAGTCTAACCCGTATATCCTCATGTAGGCTTTACTTTTATTATTTGATGGTTTAGCCATTCCTACCAGGATGTAATGAGCATCCACCTTTACAGGTATTCCCTCATGGTCAATATAATGCTCGAATGATGCGGTTCCCGTAGCTGAAACTTTTAGAGAACTCGAACCCCCTTCCTTCATGCCGGTATCGAGCATTACCGATGTTTGATACGCTGCGGACCATCTGTTTACAGATTCACAACCCCCATCCCGCCCAAGCAAATTCACCAGCGTCCGCCCTTTAATCCCGCTCAACTTAAAAGGCGCGCTCCGCTCTGCGTTCACGATCTGAAGCCCTGGCTGCAGCACGACTTCCCTGCGTTCTTCCGTGTCCAGGCGCTTTTCCAAAGCGCCGATCGCTTCACTGGCTTCACCTGCGAACTGATCTACGGCATCCGCGTTCTGATCGATATACTTATCCAGATCGAAATACGTCGTGGACGGTGAGGTTCGATCGATTTTGTTCAATCCGATATTCGGTGTAACCGGATTTGTCATTTAAGCTCCTCCTCCCAACAATCTGTCTTGTGTTGTTCCTGATATTTCATCAAAGGTCATGCCCTCCACCTCGGTTATCGTGAGATAACGCAGCGCGTAATCGACAGTCATATGCGCAGGTTTAATCTCCTCAATGGCCGATTTCAGATCGCTTAAATTCGGGGGAATGCCCAGCGTATCCCGAAAATGAATTGTCACTTTATACGCATCCGGCTGTACGGTTACTTCGATGCTGCCCCGCTCGTAGGCCTGCGCCACGTTTTTGAGCATGCTGGCCGACACTTTCCCGCTCCCCCGCATCTTCGAGATAATAACCGAGCGCCGCTGCTCTATCGGCTTGGACAGATTCACCGGAATGTTCAAGTCCTGCTCATATCGGGACAGCGCCCAGGTAGCAGTCTCTGGATAATACTGATCCAGCAGATCCTCCAGTTCCTGCGTCAGCTTGTCCAGCTCGGTCCCTTCGGCTCCGGCGATGGCTTTCATCTCCCGAACATCGTGATAAAAGGACGGCAGGTAACTCAGCCAAACCTCCGCTTTGCTCATTGGACCGTCACCGTCCCCAAGACGGCTACCGCTTCCGGGTGAATGGGAATGCTGTCCGTTCCTCCATTAATGGTCAGTACCTCATAGTCGATTACCGCGGGTATGTCCAAAATCACGTTGGCAATCCGGTTAAACCGGACCAATGGATCGGACATGGCGAGATCTTTAAGATACTGGCGAACCCCCTGCTCAATCGCTTCCTGCACGCCATCCATGCCGGCTCCTTCCAGAAGCGTAACCTGCACTTCGATATGAACGGGCACTTCATTCGCGCCAACAACGGTAACCACCGAGCCGACGGGAGCCGCTCCTTCCCCCATCCCATCCATGGTCGGATCGATGTACTCCTGCACCGATTCCACAACAGAAGGCGTCGGCGATCGCATCTCATTGTCGAGCAGCACGACCTTCACGGTACCCGGACCATTCCACAACGGAAAAGCCCTGGCTTTGACCAACTCCGGCCTTTTCGTCTGGCCCACAGCTCATAGTTGATTCCGGTTCGCGCTGGTCACGGGACGGGCGATTTTTTCCCGGTAACGGTCATACAACGCTTCGTCCGACTCGGTATCTTCGCCTGGTACCCACAGTTCCATCAGCTCTGCCTTCACCAAGCCTTCAATGTATTCCAGTGGCAGCAGCGAACCGAAGCGGCGGTTGCCATCCTTCCCGATCGTCTCGCATTCCACAATATATTGACCCGCTTCCAGCCGGGTAATGACCTTATAGTTCAGCGGATCCAACGAAAACCGGCTTCCCAGCGGTACATCCACCGGGACACCATTACTGCCAGAAAAGTGTCCCAAAAGCTGCGCTTTAGTAGCCTGCTTCCGGGTCAATCCCGACCACGCAATGCTCCGATCCAAATATTCACCCGATGCCGTAGCGGCAAATTTCAGATTCATGGAATATCCCAATTCCGCGTACATCTGAGCAAGCTCAGCAGCAGAAGGTGCCAACGCATCGTAGATGATGCTGCCCTCTCTTTTGTCCATGCCGTCCGGAATCCGATCCAGCATCCGCTCCAGAATGGCTTCATACGTCTGTTCCTCTACCATCCTCCCTCACCTCCTTCGTCATATTGAAAGTCCCATACAGACTCCGAACCGTAAATTTCGCCATCGCCTGCTCGCCCGCAAAAGTGATATTCATATCATCCACGGACACAATCCGGTCATCCTGCAGCAGCGCTTCCTTGATGTGCCTCTCGATTTCGGCATAAGCCCACAGCGGGTCACGCCCGATGACGGAATCCAGCTCCTGCCCGTAGTTGCTGCTATAGATCAAATGCTCAAACCGGCGGGTCTGAAGGATTTTTACGACAGCCTGCTTAACGGCCTCAAGACCGTCTATGTGACCGGATATCGAGCCTTCCTCCAGGTTCAATTGGTACGTCAAACTGGGCTGCTCCAGTGTTTCCACGATCTCACTACCCGGTAGAGTTGTTCCTCCCTGCGGGATCATGACGACTTCACCAGCCGATCCAGCACGAGGTATGTCTGCCCGCCCTGATAACGAATGAGCAGCACCGTATCCCCAGTCTCCAGCCCTCTGCGAATGTAATACTCTGCACCGCCGATGTTCAGCTTATACTCGGTCATCGACTCGCCGATAACCAAAAAATCCTCCGTCAGGCTGAAACGCTGATCCACGTTCACCTCCAGAGGATGTACAGATGTGACTGTGCCATACAGCACCGCCATCGGATTCGTGCTTCCTACGGCGCTGAGACTGGCTTTTTTGATAATATCCAGCATTCCTGCTTACACCACCTTCATATTGAGCGACATCGTGTGCGTACCGTCCGAGAATTTATGCGTGCATTCATCGATGAGATACGGCTTCAGCCCTTCTTCGGGAAGATTGACATAGACCGTGTTTCCCGCACGGACCCGCAAGTCTCCCATAGCCTCAATCGACAACGTCTGCTGCTCCCTGTTCTTCAGTTCGAGCAAATTCTGTGCCAGCTGCTTCAATTGGGCCGGGTTCATGTTCTCGTCTGCCACCTCGTACAGCTGCAGCAAGCCCCACTGGGCGATGTTCTGCCCATGCTGGTACATATACACGTCCCGCTTCCCGCTCTCCTTGTTGTCCCGCACGACTTTAACGCGGTTGTACGTTTCGTTGTCGATGCTTTTTTTATATGAAAAATCCGTCATCAGGCTGTCTTCTCCAACAGCGAGCATGAGCAGCATATCATTGATGTTGCGAAGTGTCAGTTCACCATACTGGTCATAAAACATATAATACTGCTTGGTCGCAATCAGCGTGGACTCCAGCGCCTTGCAGATTATATCAATCAGCTTTTTGTCTGCTTCCAGCATCGCGGGAATCGTATGGCCGGTTTGGGCCAGCGTGCCTGTTTTCAGATTAAAATCCTTGGCAATCTTGCGAATGATTTCCTCTACCTTGGCATTGGTGAACCGATAGGTGTCGTTGCTGGACAAATAGCGCAGCTGGTCGTAGGCCATCAGTTTCACCTGGGCGTCCAACCCCCATTCTTTTGAAAAAACATAGCCATAAAATAGGTCCTTGTTATCCTTGCGGAAACGCACAATGTCACCGTTCTCCACGTCAAATTCCTTGCTCTGCGCCAGACCATTGTTGACGTAGTTGATATCAAGACTCGCCGGCTTTGCCTGACGGCTTGTTTTCCATGTAATATCCGTTACGATCTGCCCCAGATCCCACACGCTTCCATTCTTTCGGTCAATCATCAGCTCGATCATGCAGCCACCTCCTTAAGGAATCTTGAGAACCCGGCCAATCGCCAGCTTCCGAACCTCATGGTCCTGGATTCCGTTCAGTTTTTGGATGTCCGTATGGCGCCAGCCGCTCCCGAGCAGCTTTTGGGCAATGCTCCACAGGGTGTCGCCTTTGGCAACCGTATAGGAGACGGGCTTCTTCCGGTCATCCGGCCGGTCTTTCTTCTTCACGGCTGCCGCCTTCTTATCCTTGAGCGGTACCACCTTCCTTGCCCCATAGAACACATAGCGCTTTAAGGTAATGGAGAATTCAATATCCTCCGGCGATCCGGACATCGTGTTCCAGTTGAAGCTTTCGATGGATGCCGCCATGTTGATGCCAAATGACTTCATCGCCCGCACCACATTCTTGCCGTCTGTACCGCTCAGCGGATCGGGAACAAGCCCCGTCATCACAAAACGTACCGGTCTGCGGCTCTCCATCCAGCCTTTGATGGTATTTACGTATTCCATTGGAAGTTTCAGCTTCTCATCAGACCCTAGATGGACAAAGGGATATACCCTGCCCGGGAAAAAGCTCTCAAACGAAATCTCCGTCAGCTTCGGATGCAGAATCGCATTCACTTCGCCAAGTCCCGCTACCGTATAGGATTTGCCCTCACCACTATCCTTGACTTCAATCCGCTCAGGGTTCACCGGAAATCGAAAAACCTCCTCCTGGTTATTAAAGCTCAGGAAAAATCCGTAGTCGCTCATGCTACAAATACACCCCCTCGGCACTGGACACAAACTGTTCTTCCAGCGTACGATTTATTCTTGACATGATGGTATCCAGATCGGCGCCGGAGTTAATATCCCCCGTTGTCATCTGTACAGTCGGCGTCAGGGTGATCATATTACTGATCGCGTTCACTTCCGCCAGGTCGCGCATGACCTTCAGATCCTCGCTCGCCACGTCGACCGAATTGTCCACTTGACCGATGGAATCGATGCTGCCGCCCGCAGGGGCTACAGGAATTGGGGCGCTTGACATTGCCGGCATGGAAGACATCCCGGGCATGGCCGGGGTTGGAGTTGTTTTCGGCATCGTAACATCGTAACCGGTTTTGCCTATATTGTACTGCTCCAAAAGATCCTCGTTGTTCTTGCCCGCACTTTTATCCGGCATGAAACTGTCCTTAAACGTATCCATCGAAAAATCTTCTATAAAATCCTTCCCATTTTCCTTAAAATTCGTAAAGTCCGCCTTATATTCAATCTCTGCAATTTGCTTGGTATCCACGCCAAGAACCTTGCCAAAAAAGCCAGCTACCGCATTCACACCTTTGATGATGCCGTTAATAAGATTAATTACTGTATTGACGGTGTTTTGCGCAAGATCGACGATGAAGCCGAATACGTTGCTGAATATTTGCTTAAGTCCGAGGGTTACTACTTTCCAAGCACCGAAAGCGGCCATAGCAGCGATGACCAAAGAAATTAACAGCATAAGAGGATTAGCTTTGATAACCATGTTAAATATTCTCATCGCTCCTGTCACTACGTTCGTGATCATAGCCATAGTCGTTTGAGCTGCTGCAAACGCGTAAGCATATACTTTCCCCATGATTAACCCTGCATTTAACGCTGCAAAAAAAACACCTACTAAAGCAATAACAGGAATTAATCCCATAAAGATCGTGATCAAATTCCAGATAGTGTTACCAACACCCGCAATGGTTGCTTTAATGAATTCCCAGGCTGAAGGTATCATTTCAGCAATCCATAAGAACCCTTGAGCTAATAAGGCTAGTCCAGAATTCAATATGTTAAAAAACGGTTCAAATGCCCCTGATTCAAATGCAGAGCTAATTATATCTAGAATAGGCATTATAGATTCAAGTGCCCCGCTCCCTATTTGAATAAAGGAATTATTCACATATCCCAACATCTTTTGCCACTTACTCATAGGAGAGTCCATCATCTTTTGAAGAGCTTCCTCCGTCATCCCCGATTTTTGTAAGAGTTGATCCATAGATGCTAAAAATGCCCCAAAATTGCCCTTTGATGATGTCACTTCCTTGGAGAATTGTTTGATGTTGGTTTCAGGTAACTTAAACTCTTTCGCAAGCGAGCTCGTGTCGCCTTGCATGGCACTCATTATGGCAGAAGCGGCATCTCCCGAACTCTTTCCCGTAGATGAAAGCTTACTCAATCGCTCAGCATAACCATTTAACGTGGAAATCTCATCTGAGTTTGTCGTCATATTCATGAAAGATATTGAATTACCGAGCGTTTTATTGACATCGGCTCCCGATTTCAATGCATCCTGCTTGAATTTTTCAAACATAGCCGAGCCAACTTCTGGATCTCCTATCTTACTCTGAATAACATTCTCTAAATTTTGTTGTTTTGCCGCCGGTATAATGGAAACATCCGCTATGAATTTCATTCCATTATACGCAGCTTTAATTGCACCTAGCGCACCGCTAAATTTACTCGATAACTTCTCTCCCTTTTTCACTTCAGTATTCAGATTTTGTTGAGCTGTTGCCGCTTCATTAACTTTAGCCTCAGCTTCTTTTATTTTTTTGGTAGCGTGCTCAAAGCTCAGACCGAATATAAACGACTGTTCAAAAACGAGTTTATCCCAGTTGCTTAATGCCTTCATGATTTTTGGTGGAACAAGTATTTGAGAATTCGCCATTCCTTCACCCCCTTTTCTACAACCTATCTCCGCTTTCGTACCCGCTCGCGCTTCTCCTTCTCCACCCGCATCGAGATCATGGCATAGATGGCGGCCCGTTCCCGGACCGTCATCGCCATGAGCTGGTGAGGAAGGATGTGCAGTTCATGGAGGGCGTAGTACGCATAATTTGCGTCACCGTCGCCCTCTTGGATTAGTTTTTTACGTCGTCCACCAGATCGTTCATATCCCGATCAAAACCGTTCAGGGCTTGCACCCGCTCACCAAGCGCGGCGAACTCGCCGGGCAGCAGCATTTTGCGGAGCAGGGATTCTGCACCAAGCACGCCGTAGGATTTTTGCAGCTCGCTGTTTTTCAGATCCGGGTAAATAACGCTCGATACCATCAACTTCGCCATATAGTCATTCGGGTCGATTTCCGGCGTGAATACGCCGTTCTTGCCCTTGACCTTACGGGTAGCGGCTTTGCGGCACTCCTGGTTCTCTTCCTCCGTGATACTGCGCAGCTTCCAAGGTACGGGGCTCCCCTCAGCATCCTTAAAACGAACAGAGACCACGAATTCCTCCGTGATCTCCGCAGACGACTGTCCAGCAAAAAACATACTAAAATCGCTCATATTCCTTCCTCCTCATTCATGTTAAGTATTAGGCCAATGGGTTAAACGGCGTCTCAATCCGCACATTCTCAAACGTGAAGGCCACTTCTTCCTCCAGCGCCTCCGCTTCGGTGTCGAGGGATGCCATAATCACGCTGTCCAGGTTGACGCCTTCCAAAATCACCGTCTGACGCCCCGTTGACGAGCCCGGATCCTCATTACGCACTTCGATCATGAAGTAGGCGTCTTTGCCGGTCTGGATGTATTCCATCATCAGCTCGCGGAAAAGCGAGGTCACGTAATAGATTGTCATCGTACCGCTGCCCTTCCAGCCAATGGCTTTGTGCTGCACCGCGCGTTGGCCCATCGTTTTCAGCTCGGCTTTTTCCTTCTCAACCGTAGCTTCCAGTGTTTTAATGTAGAACATTTCCTCCATACGCTCGCCAATTTTGACGAATGCCTTGCCCTCTTGCCCGGAAATCGTGTCGTTTGCCCGCAAAAATGCCATCTTAGACCACCTTCACTTTCATGTATACTTTTTCAATTGCATCCACTGGCTGTACCTTGATATCCACAAACAGCACATCGCCTTCTGTACCCGGTGTCACCACAATATCCTCGTTCGCATTGAAATTCTGAATCGCCCCTATGTTCTGCAAGGAAGCAAAATACGCGGCACATTCCGCCCAGAATAGCGTTCGGCCATCCACATTGTTGTCTACCTTCCCGATATAAGACTTCTCAAAAATCAGCTTCAAGTCATTTGCAATGCCATCCAGCACGCGGACCACTCGGTTTTTGGAAAAATGGCGCTGTTTCGCCGGTTCAATCGAAGTAAAGCTATTAATATCCTGCTCGACCACGGCTTTGCCGCCGCTGTAGCTGAACAGGAACTCGCCCTTCGTGAGAGCCGCTTCAATCTCCGTATGGCTCAGGCGAACATCGGTATCCACCGCTTCGTCGTACGCTGCATACGTGAGGGATTCGTTAACAGCTGCCGCAGCCGTAGCACCAGTAACCCAAGCAGCGGCTTTCACTTTATCCACAACGGTACCATCGGTGAGAATAACACCATTTTTCACGCTAATGATGCCTTCATAATCCGCAGCAGGATAATCAGACAATACAGCTTGCACCTTCTTGCCTTCCGACTCGCGAAGACGCTTGACAAAGGCGGTATACAGGGACTTGAGCGTTGGATCTCCAGACAACAGACCTACGGTCTGGAAGTCTTGGACCTCGAGCGCAGCAAGAAAATCGACATGCTCTTGATTGGTCACGGTGCCGTTGGCGCCGCCTGTGAGAGCGAATCCTGCCGTTGCCGCCAAATCGCCGGTATCCGGTGCAAAGGTCACATACAGGTTCGGTTGCAGTTCTGCTGCACCAGCTACAAGCTGCTTGTCCACGGCTCTGACGCCGAGCAGGGTGCTGACTACGAACTTGCCGGGATCATCCACGGCGTTCTCAACGACAATCTGGATGTCATTTCCGCGTTCGCCGCCATAACGTGCGGTTACCTTGAGCCCGGCAACGGTACCCGCTGCCTGGACACCGCTGTTCAAGCGGTACAGCAGAAGAGTACCTGCACGCTTGAGCACTTCTTTTACCGCAAGCAGCTGCGGCGCTGTGATATCATAACCCAGCACCTCGACCAGATTAGTACCTGGTTGAATGGTTAGAATTTGATTCGACTCCCCCCATGGAAGGGAAAGACCCAGTGCCGCAATCCCCCTCTCACCTACGCGCCCGATCGGCTGCTCCTGCGATGAGATTTGGGTGTAGACGCCTGGTCTTACTTTGTTGGGTGTTGTCCATGTTCCTCCGGCCATTTAAATGACCTCCTTTTTCAAAAATGTAGTCATCTGGTCTTTCGCTTGCTGAACGGTGTACGCCTTGCCCTCTTCGAGAATGGCGCTCAGCACATCCTTCTCGCGATTACTGAATTGATTGGATTGTGCCAGCTGATGTTTGTTGAACGTCGGTGCTGTTTCTTTTTTACTCATTTCAATCCGCCTCCCTGTTTCAATGTTTGCATCTTGGTTTCCGTTTCGACCTGATCGGTCGTCATCTGAATGACATACTCTGCGCGAAAATAACCTTCTCCCGCTGCCCCGTCACTCCCCGTTGGACGCTCCCACGCCACTGATGAGGCGCGGCATGGACGGCCGCTGACATCCAAGGATGTCAGGCTCTCCAGCATCTCGTCGATGATGGTAGACACTGGCCTTCCAGTAACCGGAACGTAATGGATCCTGAAACGAAAACGAGCCGCATATCGATGGGTCGATATCGGCTCGAACTCGGCTAGGGTTAGCTCGGTTTGGAAGTATGGGACTGGAGGTAGTACGGCGGCATCCTCTTTGGAGATGAGGGGGATGTCGGGGAAGCCATTTGTAAGTTTGGTTGCCAGGGCGGCGCGTGTTTGTTGGGTAGGCATGGCTGGGCTCCTTTTCAGTAGTGTAACTCATGTTTTTTTGTTGTTTAGCATTTTTTATCGTATGTTATTGTATCTCCAGATTCTCAGACAACCAAATTTTTACCATTTTGTCTTCCTTGTCCTTAACCCTATTCAAACGAATGCCCGTTTAGTTCCCTTAATCGGTGAGTGTTTCTCCTTTACTGAGTCAAGGCGTTGGGCAGTTGAATTTTCTTCCGAGCTCATTCATTCTATCGCTGCCCCTGAAATAATCATGTTATATTCCGATTGCAACCCAATTTCCTATTGATGCGGATATATTATTAGAAGATGATGATGTCCGTGTTTGTACATTTATTTTAAATCCGTTCAGATACCAGGATACTGTTGGGTTTATTTCTATATTGGTTGATCCGTCACGTCCCGTAGTGACTGATGCCGAGATATTATAGTTATGTTCCCCTTTAACAAAATACATTGCCCCGCCTATTTGAGCTGATCTGTTATCGTTCCCCTGATGGCCATCATTATAATAAAAACTACCGTTACACCTAATGATGATTATTAATGGCTCAAAGTCTAAATTGACTATTTCCACGCCGGTTGGAGCGCCATTTCCGGATGCTCGTTTTAACCCGGTGCTGATCTGATCAATTTTAGCAGCCAAAGTATTAAATGGATCGGCCATAGATGCTGTAACGCCTTTTGATGTAATAGCATCAACAAAAGCCTGCTTACTAAGTGTCCCTGTAAATTCACCGTTGTCATTAGTAAATGTAAACCCCGCCTCAACCTGATCAGGTTGTACGTTTCCACTCCCCCCTTCACCCTGTAAAATAAAAGCCGATCCATCCCGGAACAGTGTATAGACACTAGCGTATAACTTTGCGTTATTGCCATTCGCTTTTTTAATAGGTAATGCTGTATCGTTATTGATTTTGAGTGTCGGAGCTGTAGAGCTTGCGACATTGAACTTTATCGTAAACTTTTGATTCGTGCTGATAGGCGTGTTGGATGTAACGCTATATGAATTGCCGCTATTGGTCGTTGTGCCAAGATGTGGGACAAGGCCCGATGCCGTCACCGAATCCATCTCCTGCGCTGTTATTCCCTTTGCCATATGTGTTCGTCTCCCCTCTATAAAATATCGTTAAAACCTTGCGGCGCACTATGCTGCATAATCAACATTTGTGATTTGCTCGTATTCTTCTGGAGTGATCATCTTGGCCACGACGAAAATTAGGCTGTCAGTATTTTATAACAGATGTTAGTTATCATAATAACCCTTGACTATCGAATACCAAATCTACTCTGTAACTCCTTCCAATGCGGCCACTTCGAAGAATAACGTCCCTATCGTATCCTCCAGAGATGTAATTGTTGCGTTGCCGTTAGCACTTTCCATTAGCAGTGTTCCCATGGTTGTGTTCAGCTCTACATTTACTTGTTGTAAGTCGGACACCTTGGTTTCAATTGTTTCCGGGGTGTAATAATCGTAATACAGTTCATTTTTCTCCAAGTCAACCATCAGTCTTGATGTCAAATCTGAAATGATCTTGAGATAAAGCATAGGCACATCAATTTCTACACCTTCCCGGTTCTTTTCTGACGGCATAGGAAAAAATTCTTCCTGAACCTGTCCGTCTTCTCAGATGTCTTTTGGTATATGACGTACATTTTCCATTTCTCTCCCTAATTTTAAGCTGTTAGAACCACTAAAGATCTAGCCCATCCTTCAGCTGTCGATCTGCTATCGTTCCCCTGATACATAGATGCGCTGCAGAACCGCAACGTCCCCGTCAGCTTAAAGTTGGCTGGGATCGCAGGCATTGCCACACCCACAGGTCCTCCAGCGCCGCTACCGTACATGGTTCCGGTGCGTTGCTTTCGATCAAGAGCAAACCCTGTAAGTTGGGCCATCACCTGTGCTCCAGTTGATGTCGATGTTTTTAGTGTATATACTACTCCAGCATCGTCAATAAGAACTAGCGCAGCCGTCTTTGTAGTGCTGAATTCGTTTGTCATCGTCAGAGCCTGCAATTTAGGGACATTATTGTCTTCGGCTGTGTACACATCTATATAGCTCTCACTCGGTGGGATTGTAAACAAGTCGTGATACACCCAAGCGTTAGGGTTTGGTATATTCTTTGGCATGGGATTATTGGTTACTAAACTTCTGTCGCCTGGCGACAACGTCCCCACCAAGCCCGCCACATTAACCCCGGCCCGCAGGTTATTTGCAGTCAACCCCAGCACTGCAGCCGTTACCCATGTCGTCCCGTTATAATAACCGTGCGGTGGTTTGATAAAAAAGCGATCCCCCGCCCATACCGTTGATTCAAGTCCAGGCATGTAATTGTTTTCGGCGGAGCGATTCGGCATACCGCCATTGAAAGGGCCGCTAGCATTCGAAGCACTTTTCCCGACCAATACATCCGCTGCCGTTGCATTCCCCGTTGCTCTGATCACCGCCGATATCTTAGGGATCAGCAGCGCCCATGTCTCACTAGTGGATGCCGGTACTCCGATGGCAACAAGCGCGGCAACCACTTCCGCTTTTCGCTCATTGCCAGCTTGAAAAGCCCCGTCTAGTTGATCTTGCAGCCCATTTACTCGATTGATCGGGACAGAATCCATCGCCAGCACTGCACCATTGATCGCGCCCTCCGGGCCGATTGGAACGTTTTTCAGGACTACCATCGTCACCTCAGACGTTGAGGCCACGCCGGAAAGAAGAGTGATCTTCGCCCTCTGACTGACTTCCCCAGCAGCGTTTCGGACTGTGTTGGTCACGGTGTATTGTGTCGGGTCCAGAGCAGCCCGATTAATTGCTACTAGCAAGGTGTCAGTGTCAGCGTCGAAAAGGTCAAGCGGGATCTCGAATACCTTCTGATTATCGGCTGTGGCCGTCACCAATAGCGGGTAGCTGACCAGCTTCGGGATGCCTGTTTCCGTGACCAGGCTAATCTGTTGGTCGGTGTATGATTTCGCCTGAAGAGCAGCATCCTTCACCGCTTTCTCCGTAGCCGCCACATTCTCCCTCGTACCATTTGTGGCACTGGAGAGCTGCACTATACCCTTCTCCGTCAACGAAGCGTCTGGAACTTTAATATTCCCCACCGCCTCATCAACCTTATCCCAGTTCTCATTCAGCATCGTTTCGATGTTAAAGGTCTCATTGCCATCCACCATCGGGTCTTTCTTTAACAGTCCTAAATTCGGTGTGTTACTGGACAACTCAAACACCTCCTGCAAATTTGTTTAACGGCGTCTGCCCCAGCTCGCCCAAAGTCATCACGTCATGAATATCGCGTATGAGCAAATAGTTGAACGCATACGCCACCGCCAGATGCGCCGGCTTGATCTCCTCGATCGCGGACTTCAAATCCTCCAGATTCGGCGGGATTCCGAGCGTATCCACGAATTTAACCGTGAAGCCCCATTCCTCGGGCTGGAAGGATACCTCGACCGTGCCGCCGTCGTAAGCCTCCGCCACATTTTTCACAAGCGCACCGGAGAAGGTTCCTGCTCCGCGCAGCTTGGACTCCAGCACCGCCCGCCGCTGCTCGACCGGCTTGTTCCGGTCGGTGGGTATGCCGAGCTCCATTTCCCAGCGTACCAGTCCCCAGGTGGCTGTACGGACAAAGAACTGGTCCGCCGCTGAATTCAGCGCTTGATATAGCGCGTCCAACTCGCTGCCCTTGGCATCCATATCGGATAACATGACGCGCGAGGTCTCGTAATAGGCCGGGAGATAAGAAAACAGCTCGCGACCGCGCAAGCTGTTCATTCGGACATTATTCACTTACGCTCACCGTCCCCAGCACCGCTACCTGACCGGAGCCAATTTCAATATTTTGCTGCTCGGTATGGCCGTTAATTGTCAAATCCGAGTAGTCCACAATAATCGGAATATCCAGCAGTACAGCGGCAATTCGCGTGTAACGAACCAACGGATCTTTCCTGTTAAAAGCAATCTGCTGTAAATATGAACGAACACCGTCCTCAATCAGCTTACGGATTTCATCCATCGTCGAGGGCTGCTCCTGCGTGCGCTGCACTTTGACGGAAATATTTATCGCTACTTCCGCTGCGGGCATCACCGTGATAACCGGCCCAGCCGGGGCTACGCCTTCCCCCTGCCCATCCTGGGACGGGTCAATGTGCTGCTGAACGGCATCTACGATATCCTGGCTTGCCGCACGCTTATCCGTATCCAGAAGATACAGCCCGACCGTACCAGGCCCTTTCCACAGCGGCGCCACTTCCACACCGCCAACACCGGCAATCTCATTGGCCCACAGCATATACTGCGCTTTGTTGCCGCTGGTCCCCTGACTGCGAACCTTGGCGTAAAAACGCTCCAGCAGCGACTGGTCGCTTTCGGTATCCGTCCCGCTCCGTGTGGGTTCCGGGTTGGTAACCGATGCTACGCCGCTGACCGACGTCATCATAAGCTGAATAACGCCTGCCGGAACATTCCCGCTGCTGCCCGGTGTAACGGCTCGAATTGCCGCCGTGCCGGTACCCAAGTCACCCAGCGTAACGCCGGATATCGTCATATATTCCACCGAGGACTCCCCGGAACCTTCATCGGCCGGTGTGGCTACATAAGTTCCGGCAGGCACCGTTGTCCCCGGTTTTCCCGTAAACACAACACTACCGGACGAAGCGACCGCTTCTCGTCTCGTGATCCCATGTTCTGCTGTCCTCAGATCGAGTTCGGCTGACCGGATCTCCGGACGATCACTTGCCACGGTGCTTGCAAAGCCGCGCCGCAGCAGCTCCTGCGCCCACAAGGCCGCCTCGGACAGCATAAATGCCACCGGTGCCTGTGCATCCCAGATAAAAGAGCCCTCCGACTTGTCGATGTCCGAAGGCACTTGATTCAGCATACGGTTCATAATATTTTCTTCCGTCTGATCCTGCAAATATAACGGCAAGTCTGCCATCAGATCACCACGCTTTCTATAATTTCCGTTTCATCCCGGACACTCGTAATACGGCAGCTGAAACGGCAAGCTTCTCCTTCCCAGGCAAAAAGAAACTGGTCCACGCTCTCCGTCCGCGCATCTGCCAGCAGCGTCTCGGTCACCATGCGCTGAATCTCACTTTCCAGCAAGGCACGGTCGTAGCCTTTGCCGACCAGCTCCTCCAGCTCGCTGCCGTAATCCCGCGTATAGATCAGATGACGGTAACGCGGCGTACGAATCGCTTTTTCACACCAGATGACCCAGGCTTCCTTCTCGTCCGCAACCGGAATCTTCCGGGTGGGTGTCATAATAAACTCGCCAGCTTCAAAATCATACCGCCAGCTCCGTCCAAAAACAGCCCCGGCTCCCTCCAGCACCTCCGGATCCGTGGCATCACTCCAGATCATGTCATCACTTTCCGGAAATAAATTAGCCACCGCTGCTCACCACCTTGCACACGACCACCACGTCATTGCCGCTGTTGACCCGAACGGCGAGCACACGATCCCCCGGCTTCAAGCCTTTTCCCAATTGAAAAAGGGTGTCTTCCATTTCATGCTCTTCCACATCGAACGTCATATCCTGCTGCTGGCCCCCCAGATTCGCGCTGCCAGCAGCCGTATAACGGGGTAAGGACAACAAGCCCGGCAGCTCCGCCACCATATAGTCCTGCAGCTCATGCTTGAAATCATCCAGCTTGAGTCCTGTCGAGGTTATCGTGCCAAGCACGGCCCCCACGCCGCCCACGGCTTGACGAGTTTGCTTGTTTAATGAGGCATACAGGGAGGACGCCAGTTGTCCATAGGGGTCTTTATTCAAGGTAAAACCTCCTTTTTACATCGTTGTAACTCCCCAGCTCCAGCATCATGTTACCGGGGCTGCCCAGCTCTCGACTGACGGAAATGACGAGCAGCCTCATCGAACCGAGCATCACCGCATCACCGGCGCGAATCGTATTGATGTCGGGTGCATTGAGGGAAATGGTCTCCCGAATTCCTCTCAATTTATTTCGAGCCAGCTGGCGGGCAGCCACAGGCGACTTCACTTCATCATCTTGAATAATGGCCTGGAGCTGGCCATATTTAGCGATATCTTTTTCCTCAATCGCCATCACCTTGGACGGAACCTCTTGTCCCGTCTCACTTGCGGCCGTTGCCAGCACCTTGACCTTGGTCGCCGCACCCTCCAGCGTCCGCGATTGCGTGGTATCGGCTAAAGCCTCCAGGATATACACATCTCGATTCGTTCCAAGCTCATACAGCTCCAGCCCGGAAGAGATCATTCTCGGGTGGTACAGCTTGCCGCCGGCTTTGGCCGTTTCCCGCAGATCAGCGAACATACTTGCGTAGATCGACTGCGTGCGGTAAACGGAACGTCCCAGCTGCTTCTCGGTATCCGGCAAAACCGCAATTTTTAGGTTCCAGTCGGCTGCGTACTTTTTGAACCGCTGGGTGGCCGTCTGCTTCGCCGGGAACAGGTACTCATCCTCTGATTTGTCCAGATAGACCGTACGGTCGTACAGTGTGAGGGTCATTCGCTTCACCCCGTTATTCGAAGTTTCCACTTCCCACACGACAGCCGGGTGCAGCAGGGGGACATAATCCTTCTTGCCGTAAGGAATTCCGCTGATACGGATTGCCATTCCTGGCGAGATCGGCGGCATATCCGGCGTTACGACCAGATTGACGGTCCCCTGATAGGCAACTTGTTCAAGCGAATCCCGCAGATGGATAGCTTCTACTAAGGGAGATAAATCGTACTGATCCTGCAAAATCACCTTGTAACTCATGACAACACCAGCTTCTGTCCAGGCTTGATGGCGTTCGGATCTTTACCGATCATCTTCTGGTTCAGCTTGTAGATCTGGTTCCATTTTGAGCTGTCCCCGAGCTCCAGCTTGGCGATTTTGGAGAGTGAGTCCCCTGACTTCACAATGTAGGTTTTGTTCTTTTCCTTCATGTCTGCCCGAGGCTTTTTATTCGCTCCCGCTGCCCCGCTGCTGCCCGCTGTTTTGGCTACCTTCATATCGCTCCAGGTCCGAAGCGTGATATCAAAATACACATCCCCGACCTCGCCGCCACGGAACGTGGACTGATGGGAAGCAACATACACCGGCACATTCACCGCCGTCTCGGTAATGACGAACTGCAGCGGCGTTTTATACGCCAGAAACTCGTTAAGTTTATTCATCGCGGTTTGGGGTTTAATATGATCCTTCTTATCCCCCTTGCAGAATGCTGCATCATACTCTTGCGGGAAAAATGAAGAAAACGAAATCTCCTTGATCCGATTGCCCTGGGGAAAATCAAACTCTCCATAGTTAAGAATCGTGGCCGTTTCCAGGCCCTTTTGCCGTGAAATGGTCACCTCTTCGGGATTAACCGGGAATATGAACGTCATGCCCTTTCCATTCTTCAAAAGAAACTCCACCTTGGGCCCCCTCCTTTCTGTATGGATGCGTTCCGCCCCTTTCATGCCTGTCATTATCGATTATCCTCAATAGGCCATCGGGGTCGGCTTCCGGTTCTGCGCCGCCTTGCTGAATTCGGCTCTCAGCCTCTGCCCAATCAGAAGGATCAAGCCTTCGACATCGACAGGGTGTTCCTCATGAACCGTAACCTGCACCGCACCTGGAGGAAGATTGTAGTTGACGGTTGTCTCCGTTTTGAAGTCTATCAGCAAGCCGGATATGGTGCTCATCTGGTCCGGACTAATCTGAACGGACTGCGGGGACGTTGGCTTCCCGGCAAAAGCCTGGTTCTGGGCAGCACTTGCAGGCGGCCCAAAAGTACTCATGCTTGCAGCATGACTAGGCGGCACATAGGAACCATACATCGGATTCAGAGCTGGGTTCGGCAGCAGCGGCTTGTTGAAATCAGCCGGCGCTGGTTTCGGAATGATGGGAGCCGGAAGAGCAGTCACGTTGGAATTAGGAGGCGGCGACTTTGGAGCCTCCTTCGGCTTGACTGCTTCCTCGTCTTTTTTTCCAAAGGAAAACGTCTTGGAGAACCATGCCGATACCTTCTCCTTGCTCTCATTAAACTTTTCGCTGATGCCCGTTATGGCACCGCCTACCTTCTCGCCAACAAAACTTCCAACGGTGCCGCCGAGCGTCGATCCAATCAAGGTCCCTGCAACCGGGATCACGGAGCCGACAATTCCGCCAATTGTGCTTCCAATGCCGCCGCCAACGGCAGAGCCCATGGCTTGATTGCGCTCTTTCCCTGGTTTAGCGGTAGCGATTGCGGCCGCATCGGCTATATATCCTAACGGACCAAGGGCCCGTTTACCAAGACCCTTCATTAAACCGGAGCCTAGGCCGTTTTTGCCGGCATTTTTCACTGCGTTTGCTGCGCTGCCATCGGCCGCCTGTTTTACGGCGTCTGACCCTGCACCCGTCTTGCTAGCACCTGCCAAACCTCCGGAAACGATGCCGCTGGCACCACCGCCGCCGAACATATCCTTGGCAAAATCTGAGGCCTTCTTAAGTAATTCCACTGCCCCCTTTCCCGTTGATCCAACGTTTTCTATAAAGTCCCCTGTTTTTTCAGCTCTGTTAAAAGCCTTGCCCCACTTCGTTAAAGGTTTCTCCGCTTGTTCAGTTTTGGGAACAGCAGCCGTGTTTTGATTCGCCTGACGCCCCCTATTTCTGGAGCCTACCCTTCGTTCTTTGTTGACCTCAGCGGGCTTGTTATCAGCAGGTTTATCTTTACTCCAGGCCTCGCGCATCTTCTGGTGTTTATCTTTCATTTGGCCCGTGCCACGCATAGTGGAACCAACCAACGCTACGTTCCCCAATATACCTATCGCCGTATCCCAACCAGATTTTTTCCCGCTCCCGCCTGCGGGCTTTATCGCCCCAAGCGAACTCGTAAGCTGAATCACAGCCTCCGTATTCGCCTTCAAGGCATCGATCATGGGAGTAAAATCAAGCCCCGATGCCCGCAAATCCACCATAACACTCGCCTGGATTTGCTTCTGCACGCTTAAGTTCAGATTGGTATCGATCTGCTTCTGCACGTTCAGCTTCACATTGGCCGAGGCCTGGATCACCTGCGACTTCACCCGCTGCATCTTGGCAAGCAGGTTATCCAGCCCTTTCGAGGCGCTGTCCTTCAGCACGATTTCAGGCGCCATGCGGGTGCGCCCGATTCGCATGACACGTCCCTGGATCCGCTCAAAATAACGCTCCATCGCCCGCAGCTCGCGGTTGGCCTTGATCACGTTTTTCGGATCGATGACCAGATTCATGCGGTAGTTCATGGCTTCAGCCATTTCATTTCACCTCCTGTTCACTTCAAGCTCTGACCGGCCATGCCCTCCATCTCCTCCTGGGAGAAGGCAAGCAGCAGCAGCCGCTCGCCTCGCGGCAGCAGCCAAAAATCTCCGGGACGAAGGTGATGCCGGACCCACAGATGGTACAGCATCGTTGTCATTCCCCCGGAGCCGATCAGTTTTTTAGGTCAGCAATCTCGACCCCGAAGCCGGAAAGCTCCAGCACCTTATCGCCTACGGCATCCAGTTCACCCGCCAGCAGCATGCGGCGGACCGCCTGCTCTCCGCCCGACAGCTTCAAGCGGCTGGTAATCCGGGAATCACCCCAGCCGCTAAGCGTCAGACCCTTTACGGACAAGCTGCTGGTGGCCTCGGAGATCAGCAATGCATTAAAAGTCTCCGTATCCACCTTCTCGTCCACCGCGCCTTTGATCGTCCGGCGGACTGTGCAGCGCTCGCGGATGCTGTCCACTTTACTAGAGGTCAAGCCTTGCAGTACCATCTGCATATCCAGCCGCTTAATGCGTACGGTTTCCTCCGGCAGCTTCTCCGCCGCCTCAAACAGACCATCCAAAATTTGCTCTTCGCTCATGTTCTCGTTTAAACTCATGCGTCTATCTCCTTTATGAATCAAGTAATCAAATCAAATCGGTGCCCTCAATGGGGCTGCTGCGCGAGCCAATGTCTGTTCCGATGAAGGATTGAAGGGTACAGTAGTGTACAACTGCTAATAATCCCCTACCTTCAAACGCATGAGGAAATGGGCAGAACGAATCCGTGCATGCAGCCACTCCCTCTATGCTTAACTTCAGCTGTCATAACCAACATAGCATTCATCAAAATCATTCAGCGGCTAGCCACCGGCTCCCATCGGTAGGAACCCTACTCTTAAAGCGGACCCAGCAGACGCTATTTCGAATAAATGGGTCGTTTTTAGGAACTGAACGGACCCACGATCCGCTATTTGCGCGAAAACACAATAAAAGTGCCAATAATAGAACCAATAGCGCATCTCATGTCCGCTAAATCTAAAATTATGGCAATATCCCAAGACATAACGGAACCAGAGTCCGCTACTCAAAAGACACAAATAGAAGTACACCCAAGGGGACACGCTGCACTCTGAGAAGCCATTGGCGTCCTAAAACGAACAGCCCCCGACATCCTGCACACATCAAGTCTGTCCCTCTTAATCCCCCTGAATCGGATCCAGCAGCTCATACCCCTCGAAGGTGAAGGAAGTTTCTTCCTGCACTTCCTCACCCGCTGTCCAGTTGGCCAGCTGGATTTTGTCCGGCATGCAGCGGATCAGGCGAACGCGCTCATGACCGTAGGATTCGGGATCATCCAGCTTGGAGATGATATCGAATTTGGTGAAGCCGCGGGAGATCATATCAGAGGTGACCTTGTAGCCGGTCATCGTGCCCGTTCCTTTTTTGCTGCCGTTCTTGTGCACCGTCCAGTCGTTACCGACCAGCTTCAGCTCGCGCTTCTCCAATTCCACGCTGGCTTCCAGCTTGTTAATATGCGTCTGCCATACCCCGTCAATATACGCCTGGCCGTATGTCCCCATAATGACTCTTGAAGCATCCAACATGTTAAGTTCCTCCTCGAATGGTTAGGTTTTAATCAAACAAAGCCCTCTTCGGGCAGTTCGTGGTATCTTAAATACGCTGATCGGGCGTCCCATTTACTGCACGTAGAATGTTCCAAACAGCTGCTCCATCACGTCGGTCAGCTTCACGTTCCACTGCAGGAAGACCTGATCGGGTTCCGGCGTGTTCACGGCGGAATCGCCATAATAGGACGGATCGAGAATGACGTCATAGCCATCAGGCTCAATGACATTGCTGAGCGACAACGAAGCGAGATATTCCTTCACGGCGCCAATCAATGCGAGTCGGCCTTCCTCCGTGTTGTTTACCTTGCCGATGTAGGTTTGTTCGGCAGCCAGCTGCAAATCCGCATGGATCGCATCCATGACGCGGATCGAACGGATTTTTTTCCAGGCATTGTTTTGACCTTCTGCCGGACTCACCAGTGTGTTGATTCCGCGCAGCGCTTTTACCTGGCGTCCGTCATAGAAGAGCACGAACACACCGCTGCGTACGGCCAGCTCCTGCTCGGAGCGTGTCCAGCGCCGGGTCACATCCTCAAAAGGCGTTACCGCGTATGTAGCAGATTGATTCAAGCGTTGGCCGGCAATGAGCCCGGCAACATAAGCAGCGGTTTGGGCGGAACTGTAGTTCACGCCGGACAGCCGCACGCCCGTACCGACATTGATAATCCCTTCGTGGTTCAATGCAAGCGAACGATCTGCCGCCAGTTTTGCTGCATCCTTGGAGGTATCGTCCGCAGCGCTCCCTCCGAACACCGCCAGCACGCCGCGTCCCTCTTGGCGGAGGCGCTTCACCCAAGCGGCAAAGCTTTGCAGCAGAGCCATATCGGCCGCATAATCCAGTGCCAGCACGTTGAACTCCTGACCTTCGACCGCATCCTGCATCTCGATGTAATCCGCGTTGGTCAGGCTGCCGTTGCCGCTCTTGCCTCCGGACAGCATGGCACCGCTCACATCGGCGGGAATACCGGCAGCATCCAGCGCTGCAGCCGTTACCCAGAGATTCGCGTCATCCGCATTGATCTGAGCCGCAATCGAAGCGGCTGAACCGTCTTCACTTGTGTAAGAACCCAGCAGCTTGGCGCCTTCATAGAGGCGAAGTTCCCGGGCTGCCTGATCAATCAGCGACGGCTGAACGCTGACCGAGAAGCCGTTGCCCCGGCTGCCCGGGTATTTAGCCGTGAGCTTCAGCACATCGGATGGCGTGGCCTCCGCATTTTGAAGCGTAACAGTTGCCGCGGCTGCTGTGTTATCTGCCAGGCGATAAGCCAGCAGCTTCTTCGGACCGCCGAGCAAGGCCAGGTAAAGCGTCTCGTAGGCCGTTGCCCCGTCCTGGTTATCCACAGAATACAGGTCGGCAATCGCAGACTCGCTTCCGATTTCTACGAATTCGCGCACCGGTCCCCAATTGGCCTTGACCGGCACAACGACCGTACCTCGGGCTCCGCCCAAGATCGCCGAAGCGGCCGCCGCCTTGAAATTCATATACAACCCCGGCAATACCGGTTTATTTGTACTTTCCCATGTTCCACCCGCCATGATTAGACCACCTTCGCTTTCATAAATTGTTGGATTTTTTCTTTGACCTCGGCTACCGTGAACAACGCTCCGTCAATTCCATACATGGCGCCTGCGAGCACTTCCGTCCGAACCTCGAACAATTCCTTGGCGTGTGCTTTAAGCTCTGCAAGTGCATATCGCGGAGCGCTGCTGCTCTGGGCTTCCGCCTTGTTTGTTTTTTTCACAGCCATTGTGGCCACCTCACTTTAAAATAGGTTGAATGTTAACGCGCCTGATCAAGGCTGCTTCTTCCGGTGAACGCAGCTTCCGCTGCGCCAGGGTCAGCTTCAGCTGTCCGTCGAGAATGGGATCGGCTTGCATATCGCTCGCAATCTCAACCACCGATGCATAGCGGCGATTCTGTGAATCCAGCAGCAGCTGAACCTGGGTGCCCAGCTCCTCCACAAGCCTTACAGCGGTGAGCTGCTCGCTTCCGGAATCCAGAGCGGCGATGTGCCCGGTGAAGGTTTTGCGGACCTCAACCATCGAAGCACCCGCCATTCGGGTCTCACAACCCGTCATCCGCCATAACATGGCGCAATCGTCCCGCCCTGCCGGCCATGCCGTGTGGTAGATGCTCCAGGAATTGCCCAGCACATCTCCCGTCCAGGCTGCCAGCGCACTCAGCCATTCGTCAGGCTGTCCGGTGAAACCAGCTCCTGAAAGCTCCGGCACATAGACACCGAATCGCATGATTCGGATCATTTTGCCTGTGGATGGATCGAACTTGTCGGCTTCCGGCACACCCAAATAATGCAGCTTGAAGCTGTTCCCGTCTGCTCCGGTAACCCGCTTGCGGTGAAGTCCCGGAATTAATTGATTCGCCCAGCGATCCAGCTGCAGCAATTCGGAAGGATTCGCATACAGCTTCAAGCGAACCACCTGCCGGTACCCCGCCCATGAGGATTTCCATACGTCCTCACCGAGCGTGATGGCCGCAAAAAGAGGCTCAACGGCCCCATCCGGCGGGTATACATCATACACGCGGCCTTCAAGCTCCGGAATGATGCCTACAACGGCCTGCCTGACCGCCCCTCTCATTCCGCAGATTGCCGGACGGCTTCCGCTCGTTCATGAGACAGGCAGCTTGTCACTACGATCACATTGTGCAACACGGCCCCTCCTTTCTGTTCATATAGGGATCGAAAATGAAGCAATCGAAACTCATCCGAAAGCAAAAAACCGGTCCTCTACAAGGCCGGCCTACATCTACACGATGCGTGTTCGGTATGCTCTTTTGCTTCATTCCCGATAATACAATCTTACACTCCTAAATCGGATACGCTGACGTATCGTTGGACGGTTAAAGCGGAACTTAAAGTGGATTGTCGGCGGAAAAAAATAAGAACGTTTGTTCGTATTTATTGTATAATCCACAACCTCCTTTGAGTTCTAACATCATGGTAAACTGCACACATCTTGAAACAAAAAAACCGAAGCGCCTATTAGAGGTCTCCGGTTATCGTTTGCCTGGATCCATTAGCTGAGCGTGTATCAGCTCAAACTTCCATGTGCTTTTCTAGCTGGGCATGTACCAGCTTTAAACTTCCATATGCTGTTCTAGCTGGACATGTATCAGCTCAGCTCCGTGTGCTTTTCATGGCTTTTTCCAACTCGTTCAGTTTCAGCAATCCCCTGTCCGCCAAGGCCAAGGCCAGTTTATAGAACGCCCGGGTGCGGATCTTCGTATACGTATCCTTGCTGACCGGCGGTTCGAGGATATGGTTGTACACCTTGTAATCAAATACGTCGTCATGCTTCATATACCGTTCCCGGATCAGGAGCTGTTCCCGCTCGCCAAGCCGTTCCACAATCGATTCGATGGTCTCGCAATACTGCTTCCTCGCCGCTGGAACATCTACATTATATATAGCGACCTTCGCCGTTTGATCCGAGGTTACGTTGGTTGGCCCATGGAACCGTTCCGTGTAGGAAGCGGTGACGCTTACCTCTCTTACTTCGAATGTAATGGTTTTATAGATACGATATTTCTCGAATATCGCCTCAACGGCATGCTGGGTTTTTCTGCGATCTAATTCCGGTAAAAATGGATTCATTTTAAAACACTCCCTTTTGAATGTCATTTTCAAAGTTTAATTTGCCATTTGGCAGAAGGTGGTCTCATTCTTACGTTCGTATATTGTTCGTATTTTTTCATTAATATACCACTATTTGGAGAGAGACGTAAACCATCAAAAGGGTGAACTTTTCACGAAAATAGGGATCATAACTCTCGTTTTCTTGCCTTTTGGCAATAATCCTCTCTTTTATTTTACCTGTTGGCAAAGATTGTGAATGTGTTTATACTAGGGGTAGATGTCTCAGATGGACTATGGTGAGGAGTGGCCGGAACGTGGATCACATATTTGGAACATACTTGAAAGAGATCAGGGAGGACAAAGGCTGGAGCATCAATCAGCTGGCACACGCCGCTGACATCAGCGGATCACAGATCTCCCGTATCGAGAACGGGCTGCGGGGCATACCCAAGCCGCAAACCTTGCGCAAGATTGCCGATGCACTTGAAATCCCCTACGAAGAGCTAATGAATAAAGCAGGCTATCTGCCGACGGATGCCGCACATCAAGATGAAATATCGGCTCCCGCTTGGGCAACCTCCAGGGATAAACGGGATTTTAAGAAAATGCTTGAGGATGACGGAGAGCTGATGTTTGATGGCGTCCCTCTGAATGAAGAGGACAAGCAGCGCATCAAGGACGTGCTGACCGGACTGTTCTGGGAAGCCAAACAGATGAACAAACGCAAGAAATAA